TGTGTTTTAACTGCACAATAGAAAATCTTACGAAGATTAAAAAATAAATTTCTTAAGGAGAAAAAGATAATGGCACTTGATATGAAAAAAATGAAGGCAAAGTATACAGCTTTGCAAAACCGAGGTCGAGGCAATGGCAAGAGCCACTGGTTTCGTCCTCAAGATGGGGAACAGGTAATTCGCATTGTTCCCACCGCAGACGGCGATCCGTTTAAGGAGTTTTGGCTCCATTACGGTGTGGGAAGGAATCCTGCCTTCCTTAGTCTTAAGCGCAATTATGGTCAGGACGATCCTCTTGATAATTTCGTTCGCGCCCTTTATAAAGAAGGGGATGAAGATAGCATTAAGATGGCTAAAAGCCTTTCTGCTAAGCAACGCTTTTTCTCTCCCGTGTTGGTTCGCGGCGAGGAAGAGAAGGGTGTACGCATTTGGGGATACGGAAAACAAGTTTATGAGCAGTTACTCAATCTTGTTCTCAACCCCGAGTATGGAGATATTACCGATGTTGATGCGGGTACGGATCTCACGCTTCAGTATGGTAAGCCAGCTGGAGCACAGTTCCCGCAGACTAACCTGACACCACGTCGGAAATCTTCTAAGCTAACTAAGTCTGCTGACACTACGGCTGAGCTTCTTGATACGATTCCCGACATCGAGGGAGCTTTTGACAAGAAGTCTTTCGATCAAATCCAAACTATCTTGGATGAGGTCATGGACTTGGAAACAGATGACGATTCTCAAGGGACATCTCGTTTCGGTTCAAACGCTGTTGATAGTGCTTTGGCAGATTTGGAGAGTTAACACTCCTTTGCTGTGGATCGACACGGCGGTTATGCAGAACCCCACGGGAAGGCACAGGGCTATCAGGTGCCTTAACTCACTTAAAGGAGATAAATAAATGAGTTTAATTAAAGAAGGTGATACTATACAAGTTCACTACAAGGGCACACTGGAAGATGGAACAGAGTTTGATAACTCGCGAACCCGAGGAAACACGTTAGAATTCCAAGTAGGAGCAGGACAGCTCATTGCTGGGTTTAACAGTGCGGTCGAAGGAATGAGTCTTGGAGAAGTTAAAACCGTAACTATCCCTTTTGCGGAAGCATACGGAGATATTCACAAAGAAGCTTTTCGCGACTATTCAGTAGAGTTGTTCGGCGAAGATATTGAACTAGAAGTAGGAGGAGTTGTTCAAGGAACAACTCCAGAAGGACAGCCTCTCTTGGCTAAAGTAACCGCAGTAACTGATACTACTGTTACTTTAGATCACAACCATCCTCTCGCAGGGAAAGATCTAATATTTGAGATTGAGGTGATTGAAATTGCTGGATAAAGGAGAAATCAATGACAGTAGGTAAAATGTCGCCCGACGACATAAGAAAATTATTGAACAAGTCTGCTGGTCAGAAAATCTCTCACAATCTCAATAAAGATAACCCTACAAACGTCAAACAGTGGATTCCAACTGGCTCTCGCTGGTTGGATTCAATCGTTTGTAGGGGATATCTGGGAGGGATCCCAGTCGGGAAAATCACCGAGATTGCTGGCTTGGAATCGACTGGCAAGTCTTACATGGCGGCACAAGTAGCCGCCAATGCCCAAAAGATGGGCATTCAGGTTGTCTACTTTGATTCTGAATCCGCTTTGGATTCTTCATTCCTTGAAAGAACAGGTTGTAATGTAGATGATATTATCTATACGCAGGCAATTTCCGTAGAGAAAGTGCTTGAAATGATTGAGACTTTGATGATAAACAATGAAAATAAAATGTTGTTTATCTGGGATTCTCTTGCTTTAACTCCAACCGAGAACACTATTGAAGGCGACTTCAATCCTCAATCCTCCATGGCAGTAAAAGCGCGTGTTCTTTCAAAAGGTATGCAAAAGCTCACGGTTCCGATTGCGAATACTCAAAGCACTATGTTGGTTTTGAATCAGTTAAAAACCAACATCACCCGAAACATCGCAGAGACCTTGACCACACCTTATGTAACCCCTGGAGGCAAAACGCTTCCATACACTTATTCATTGCGCGTGTGGCTCACTTCCCGAAAAGCAAAGAACTCGTTTGTTACAGATGATAAAGGTTTTAGGATCGGTTCAGAGGTCAAGTGTACTTTGAAAAAAAGTCGCTTTGGAACTCAAGGTCGCCAATGCACATTTAAGATTCTTTGGGGAGATAAGATTGGTATTCAAGATGAAGAAAGTTGGCTTGAAGCCGTGAAAGGATCTCCACAAATTATTTCCAAGGGTCCTTGGTATAGTTTGGTTTACAAAGATGGAACAAACGAGAAGTTTCAAGGAGCCAAATGGATGGACAAACTTCAAAATGAAAAGTTTAGGAACCGCATTCTTGAAATCATGGATGACGAGATTATAATGAAGTTTGATAATAGAGAAGGGAATGCTTCAGATTTTTACGAAATAGACCCAGAATAAACTATTTATCTGGAAGGATTATAAGAGTTTATGGAACATATCGTAGAAAAAGTATTTAAAAGAATAGTAGAAGCAACAGAGAAAGACTTAATGAAGTTCGAAGCTGGGCTAGTAATCAGCACCAACTATCAAATCTCTGACATCCTCACTACTATTCGCGCCTTCTCTGGCGTTGTTATTGTATCACCAGGGGGAGACACCATGAAGATGGGAGAGCTTAAAGAACGCTCAACCATCACTATGAAAATTGTACCTCCTGTTGATGTGAAAGAGTATATAACGCTATTGAGAGAGAAAATCGCTGCCATCCCCGGCATCCTTTCTTTTAAGATGCGCCCAGTGCAAGATTAAACAGAGGCTAAAATGTCTAAGAAAACTGTGATTGTTCTGGACATGAACAATCTATTTTTGCGTTCGTATATCATGGACCCTACTATTTCGCTAAATGGACCGCCCATTGGAGGAATAAGAGGGTTTTTTCGTTCTTTGCAGAAGATTTGCAGGGAGCTTAGCCCCACGAAGATTGTAGCGTGTTGGGACGGCGAGGGAGGATCCCAGAAACGCCGCCAGATTACTAAAGAATACAAACAAGGGCGCAAGCCTCTTCGTCTTAATCGCTCCGTTCAGGCGCTCACATCACAGCAAGTTCAAGAAAATCAGGTGTGGCAGAACATACGAGTAATGGAATATCTAAACCAAACTCCTATTATCCAGCTTGGCTTCCCAGGGGTAGAAGCGGATGATGTCATTTCTAAAGTAGTCCAGTCAAACAATCTGGCGGATTACAAAAAAATTATTGTCTCCGCAGATAAAGATTTTTGGCAGCTCATTACAGATGACACGATAGTTTATCGTCCCATCGGATCTGAAACTAAAACTAAAGAAATAATTTTAGAAGAGTTCGGCATTCACCCCAACAATTTTGCATTGGCTCGGGCGATTGCAGGAGATAAAAGCGATAATCTTCCTGGTATCGACAGGGCGGGGCTTAAAACGGTGGCGAAAAGGTTTCCTTTCTTACGAGAAGAGAAGGACTTTTCCATTAGTGAGTTGTTAGATTACTCACAGAAAATGTTGACCGAAACAAAAATAAAATTTTATCCTTCGATAATCCAAGGTCAACAGACTATACTACGAAATTATAAAATGATGCAGCTTAAATCTCCTATGCTAAGCGCCCAATCGGCTATTGCAATAAGGCGTATTCTGGCTGAAGCAGAATATATTTTCAATCGCACCGCGTTCAGGGCTCATATGATGAAAGACGGTTTTGACATGGGGAAGAACGGCTTCTCTGAACTCTTTGCCTTTTTTCACAGTATATGCCTTGAAAATCGCACCAAATAAGTTTATAATATAACTTAAACAAGGAAACATTATGAAAGAAGACGTCACGTTTTCCAATTATGGAAAATCGTTTCAAGAGACATTATCTCAATTAATTTTTGAAGACCGAGCTTTTTCTGAACAAGTGGAAGAAGTCCTGGATATTAATTTTTTTGAGTTAAGATACCTACAAGAGTTTGTCCGCTTGGTGTTTGGGTATAGGCGCAAATATGGCGTCCATCCATCAGAAGAGATAATGTCGACCATTCTCCGAGCAGAATTGGAAGATGAAAGTGACTTGATTAAGAAGCAAATGAGAGATTATTTTGCTCGGTCAATCGCCACCAAGGTCAAAGATGTGGATTATATTAAAGAAACTGCCCTTGACTTCTGTAAAAAACAGAAACTTAAAGAAGCGATGATCAAGTCTGTTGGTTTGTTACAACGCTCATCTTTTGGAGAAATAAAAAAGATTATCGATGAAGCATTAAAGCTCGGCACTGATAACAACTTTGGTCATAATTACAAAACTGATTTTGAA